GGCGTTAAGGTTCATCGCTTGCTCAGCTCAGCGAGGATCGTAGCTTCGATCACCTGAACATCCTCCAGCACGACGGGTAGACGCATGTCATACATCTTAGCCACCATGATCAGCGCCTGATAATCAAGGCCGATCGGACCATTCAATCCCATACGCCATTGCGTCTCACAGCGTAGGAACAGCTGTATGGCTGGCCAGTTCTGTGGCCACACCGCGTAGATGTCATCGGCCGCCGGCTGCTCGAGTATTGCAGCCGGCAGTCGAATCCCCAGCCCCTCGGCTGATCGCTGCAGCGCCTCAGGATCGCGCCTCCTGGCGCCGCTCAGCCAATGCCGCGCGGCGCCTTGGAGTTTCCCCGTCTGGCCCCCTGCAGGCTTTCCTGCCATGCCGTGGCAACAGCAGCCGCAACACCCTGAACCCGCAGCCATGCAGCCGCCCGCTGTGCAGTGAACTGCACAGGTTCGCCGTCGTCGTCGGTCACATCCTCCCAGCCTGCCAGAACCTCGGTAGCCATATTGATGGCTGTCATATCTGATAGGGCAGGATCATCCTGCCCATTCTCTAGCAGGTATGCACGGCGAGATGTCTTCAGCAGAAGTTCATCGATCCGTTCTTGGTTCAGGAACCTAAAGCGTGCCGTCATTGTCCAGCGTTCACCGGCAAGCTCGCCGGATACTGTCCAGGGATAATCTGTAGCGCTGCTGATCTTGAAAGGCATGGTAGCGTAGTCCTTGAAGTGATCTGGTCAGAGAATGATCAGGTGATGACTATGTTGAACTCTTGGTTAGCGGCTGCTGCAACCTGTGTAAACGGAGCTTTGAGGCCTGGCTTACCGTCAATGTCAACCAGCTCGATAGCACCCAGCTGAATGCTGGGATGGTTGAAGGTGCAGATATTACCGGCGACAGTTCCTACCGGCATCACCAGGGCTGCCAGTGTGCTAGCAGCTGCATTAGCGAAGACGTCGAGGGTTGCCAGTGCTGGCCGTGCAAAAGTTATCGAGCCGGTTACCTGTCGATCGGTGAAGTCAATATGCGGTGTGCAACCAGCATGATCATAGAGTACGGTTGTATTCTCGATGCTGATCTCATATTCTGCCAGGCATAACGAAACACCGCCGAGAGTAACGGTGCCGGATGCAACACCAGCAGAATTGAACAGCACCGGCGCAGCCTGCGCCGGGAATGTAGGACTAGGGTTAGCCTCAGTCGTTGGCGCTCGATACAGGCCCATGATCGTCGCACTGGCCTGCAGGAACTCGCCTGCCTTGGCACTGATGCTCAGCGCACTGGCGCGGCAGCCGGCGCCGGCATATCGCTGGCCATCAACGAACATACCCACGCTGTAGGTTGTCGCCGAGGGTGGCCATGCCTGGCTATAGGTGATGCTCGTATTCGCTACGGTCGCAGCATTGAAGCCGGCCATTAACATCAGATGATGAATGCCCCCAGCAACCCCGGCAGTCCCTGACCCAGCGAACTCAAATGGTACCTCAAATCCAATCTTGCGCTCTGCCATAGCGGCAGCCTTCACAACACCAGGGCGGGAACCAATGACAGTTCGCTCGACCGCCGAGAAATCCTGAACCGTTGGGGTGAACTGCCCTACCTGAATGGCATCACTCCCGGTCAGACTCTCGAGAGTCCCGCTCGTCGTCTCCGTTTTCAGGCAGAGAATCTGATCGCGAAAGGCCATGGTTTTCTGGGGGTTCGGTTGGGTTGGGGTCGGCGGTCAGTTTCCGCCAGGCTTGTTCATCTGGCTGGCGGATGAACTCGCCAGCCGTTGCAGGTGGTTCAATCATTGAAGCGAAACATCCTCCTGCCGAGTTGTATAGATCACAGAATAGCGGCACCCTAGGGCACAGGCCTTGATGTCCGCCATAGGCGTCCTGCTCTCGCTGGTGATGTCGAGCGCCAGGCCGCCTAGGGTGCGATCTGCCATGACGCGAGTATGGACCGCGACGTAGACAGGATCCAAGATCTGCCAGTTAGGCGGGTCGCCTGGTTCGCGTGGTGACAGGATCGTAATGAGCACCGGCATGGTGGTCACTACCTCGCAGGTCTTGCCGATCCGATCGGTGGCCGCTCCGTCCATATCGACAGTAATCGTCATTCCATCTGTCTCCTCCACCACCCGAGCGGAATCAGTGATCAGGGTCGCAACTCCGGGCGTTCCCTGAAGGGCTGCGGTGATGGCGTCCATCACCTGGCACGCAATGCTGGTCATTCGATCGGCTCCGGTGGTGTGGGGTCAGGCCAGCGCCGCGACATCCTGCGGCCTGCCATGCTGTTGAGTGCGCCATGAATTGGGGATGGAACCAGGACGCCTATGGCCATACTCCAGCGGGATTCACAGGTCTGCCATGGCGTAGGCGATCGATACTCACAGATGCCGATGTAGCCGGCGAGCAATAATGTCGCAAACCAGTTCACTGTGACAGCCTCTCGACTCGCAGCTCAAGACTCATCACACGGGCCTCGATGGCGTCAGCGGCTGCGGCCTGTTTCTCTACAACCAGCTGTAGTCTTTGGGTTGCCTCACGCATCAGGCGCATATCAGCCCACATCGACACCAGCGAGACCGCCGCGGCCACTCCAGTGGTAGCCAGGACAGTCTTATACCAATCCCCTGGCACTGGCCTAACCACACGTTGGCCCCATGATAGGGGGTGACGGGCAATGGCTAGTGTCATCACAGGACGGGCGATTGTTGAGGGGGCCCCTGCTTAGGGATCGGCAGGGGGCTGCTTCAGCAGCTGCAAACGCCGCGGCGATGACATCAGGTCTGGTAGCGAATGATCACGATGCCGGAACCGCCGGAGCCTGCCGGGCCGGTGCCGCCACCAGCTCCACCACCACCGCCGCCGGTGTTTGCGGTGCCATTGCCGCCTGCCTGGCTGCTGGCTTTGCCGCCGTCGCCGCCGCCACCTGATCCACCTGATGCGCTGACAGTCTGTGTGCCGCCGCCGCCGCCGCCGGCGTACATCACGGATGTGCCGCTGATTGCGCTCGAAGCACCAATACCACCGCCGCCGCCGCTGGCGCCGCTCGCATTACCACCGGCGGCGCCTTTGCCGCCGCCGCCGCCTGCACCGTCATAGCCTCCCGACTGAGAACCGACACCGCCATTGTTGCCCTGGCCCGCAGTGCCACTGCCCGGCGATGTTGATCTAACGCCGCCATTGCCGCCACCAGAACCGCCAGGGCTACCGTTGCCACTGTTCCATGTGCCGCCGCGGCCACCGCCGATAGCCTGAACAATCGTTAAACCACCGACCACAATCAGGCTATTGCCACCACTAGCATTAACTCCACCATTTCCTACGGTTATCGTTGCAGAACCTGTCGAGAAAGTTGTAGATCCTGACAGCATCCCGCCTGCACCACCACCACCACCGCCGCCATAATTAGCGGCGCCTGGACCGCCGCTGCCGCCGCCAGCAACAACAAGATACTCAAACTCCCCACCTTGCAGAATTGTTAGTGTAGACGCGCCAGTGACTGTGAATGTGTGAACTCTGTAGTTTATGCCGCCAACATTGATTGTTGTTTCTGTGCCGCCACTGGCGAGGGGGCCAGCTACCACCCTCCGCCTCGGAATGATCAGCATCCGATTGCCTCCTGCATAGGGGCCACGTCTCCACTCATGCCAACAGCTCATAGACCCACCCGGCCGACAGGTCGAAGGGCTGGTCAGCCTGGATCTGCTGGCGCAACTCGGCGGCGCGCTCCATGTTGGCGAAGCCTGCGGCCACCAGCGCCTGGTGGCGCGTCAGCAGCTCACGCATGAACGGCGTCGCCGTCCCCTCGGCATCCCTCCGGATCGCCTCTGCCAGCAGCACGGCCAGCATGGGATCCTCGTTCGAGGGATAGAGCCGAGCGTTGGCCTGCAGCCTGGCAGCCTCCACCTGGTTCAGCAGCTCCTCCACTGGCCGGCGCAGCACCTCCAGCGTTTCCTCCCACGTTCCGGTCGGGCCACCCACGCTGGGGCTGGCGTAATCGACGGGGCCCCAGGTCGCCCTCTCGGTGAAGATCGCCGGGTCGTACTCCCTGACCTGCGGCTCGCCCTTCAGGTAGAACCGCAGGCCTGGTTCCTCGTAGCTGGCTCCGAACAGGTTGGGCCAGCGGGTGCCACCCGGGTTGGTCACCATCTCGCCGCGCAGGGGCACGAACAAATCCACGCTCTGCCCCTCCAGGGGGCCGGGGTCGGCGTAGAACCTCACGCCGGTATTGGGGTTGGTCTCGATGGTCGGTGCGGTCATGTCAGGTCGCAGAGCGGGTGAATAGAAATTGGGCGAACAGACCCTGGGCATTGGTGCCGACGCCCATCAGGTCGACGCCTATTCGGTCGCCGGCGCTGAACGTGCCGCCGGTGATCGTGGCGGACGCATCCACCAGGCTGGCGCTGGCAGCCAGCGAGGCGTTCCCGGTCAGCACGCTGGTCTTCGCGCCAGCTGCCGTACGGCGGTAGGCGTTGAAGGTGGTGGGCCCGCTGCCGGTGTTGTCGATGTGGCAGCCGAACCGGACTGCCACCAGGGTAAAGGTCCCCGACGGCACCGGCACCGGAACCTCCGCATAGTTGGTGCCAGCAGTCGCCGTCTCGCCCTTGTTGCTGATCACCAGGATCAGCCCGTCGCCGATCGGACCCAGGTCCTCGTAGGTGCTGCGCTGGTGGACGTGATCAGACCGTGCGGCGTCTGCGCTGGTGCCTGCTGCTGCCGTCGCCCCCAGCGCCGCGGGGGCGCTGTTGCTCACCACCAGGCGATTCAACAGATCGGCATAGGCTCCGCTCGTCGCCACTGCCGCCAGGCCCGTGATCGTCCCTGCTGCCTGCGTCCCGGTGTGGTTGCCCCGGTTCAGCAGGAACGCATCGGTCTGGTTCGCCGTCGCACCGGGGGAGATCCCGTCGAGCTTCGTCTTCGCGGTGCTCGCCGCCCACCATGCCGCAATCGCCTGGAAGACTCGCTGCGGAGTGAACGCCAGCCGGGTGGTCGCGACGCCCGCCTCGGCCTCGGCCTGCGTCGCGGTCGCTGCGCTCCACTCCCTCGCGTCGCTCAGCCTGCTGTCGCTCGTCTGCACGAACCCGGCAAGGGTAGTGTTTTTCCATAGCCCATCTGCCGCCAATGCCAGCACCTGGCCGGTAGTTGGGCTGCTGATCAGGACATCATGGAGTTCATTCAGCTCCTGTCCGTTGATCACATTGACGTAAAGAATCCCTGCGGTTCCCGCACCTGTCTTCACACAGAACCCCAGGAATACACCATGCGCCGGTTGTGTCGGTCGCGTACCAGTGAATCCGCCGGTGGTCTCGCTAAGCCATACTGCAGCGCCTTCTGTTAGGGCTGCTGTGTTCAGTCCGCTCAGGATGCCATGCGTGATCGCTAGGCCCTCGCTGTTGTTAGATAGCGTTGTGGTCAACAGGCCCAGGGTCTGCGCTGCGGTTGCCTCCTCTGACGCATCGGCCGCGGCAACCGTTGGCCGTGTCCCTGTGCTGCCTGTGATCCGTACCACTGTGCCAGCTGGCAGTGATCCGCCGCTAGTGTTGCGCACCGTAATCAATGTGGGCTGCGCGGTGCCAATCGCCTGATACAGCGCTGCGGCCTCAACCTCGCTGAGATATGCCCCCAGGTCTCCGGGCTGGACTGCTGTTGCCGCCAGCGCTCCCTGTGCTGCTGACGCGAACTGAGAGGCCGGCACCTTCCTGGTAACACCGGCCTGGACTACCGGGATCAGCTCAGTCCCCGCTAATGGGGTCGTGGCTGTTGGCAATAGCGAAATTTTCGTGTCAGCCATGGTCAGGACTCCAAAGCGATGCGATCATTGTTTTCAGCCAATAAGATAAAGCCATCTTCCAGCAGCAACAGAGAGGCAACAATAACGCCCTCGACAATGTTAAGAAAGATTCTGCAGAATGTTCCATCATCAAACGGCATGGGTCTACCTTCGACCTTGTAGGCCTGCCCATCTACCGTTATCGTCTGGCCATACGATAGTCCGCCAAATGTAGAAGTCAGAGCAACTAAAACATATTCCATGGCCGACATCTCGCCGCCTAGGATTAGCTCGGCATTATGCTCCATAATGCCAAGGCCTGTAACAGCACCGGCTGTTACAGGCTTGCCAAAGTCCTCCAGGAATACTGAGGGATCTTCGGTAAACATCAGACCTGGTACTGCTTGGTACCGTAGCCGATGCAGCTGATGTTGCTGCTTGCGGTGCCAGTCTCAGCGGTGCAGCTCAAGCGGATGTAGCGCTTCAGCTCTGAGGCATTCAGCGTCAAAACCTGCTTTGATGCAGTATTGGCAACAGCATTGAAGCCGCCGCCGGTCACTGCTGCGTAGGTCAGATCGTCTGCAGAATCTTCGATCCTGAACGTGAGATCAGCGCCGGCGCCAGCAGCGGTCCCCAGCAGGACCACTTGAATCTCGCCGTCATAATCGCCGATGTCGACGCCGGTTTGATTGCCGGTGCCGGTGATGGTCGTGGTAGCCAGCAGCGTGAAGTGCTGCAGCTTATCCAGTGTGTATTGCGTGATAGCCATTGATTCAGCCCTTCCGGGTGCGAGGTTTGCGGGGTGCCTGCATCACAGGCTCGGGGTCTGGAGTAGGATCCGGCGCCAACTCAGCCTTTCCCATTTGGAGCAGGATGCGAGCATCCGTCTCTGAGGGGTCGACTACATCACCAGGACGGACAGGCCGTCCCGAGATGCTCGTGTTGCGCAGGATCCTGATTCGCATGATCAGAGGGTATTATTGCCGCGGCAGAATGCCTCGATGTGACGCACCGCAATATCGCAGGATTGATGAACAACCACGCGAACATTTCCGGACTTATCCTCTGAATAGGGGTTCACCTGAAGATCCAGCGCACCCCACAGGCCCATGATTACCTGACTCCATACACCCAAGAAAACATCCCCGGTGACTACCTGATTGGACCGGACAACGCCGTAGCCGTTGACCGTACCACCAGGCTCAAGCACGAATTGAGCAGTCCCGCTCGCTTTCTCGGTAGTCTTGAAGCCACCGTAAATGGTGGAATTCGTCGCGTAGGCCATGGTGCCAATATCGGCATCATCGGCCGAAATCTTGGTCTCCATGTTGACCAGCTCGGCATAGGTCGGCTGAGCAGCGGCGAAATCCTCGGTATTGATTCCGGTGATGTTCTTCAGGCCCCGCGGTTCGTTGGCAGTGCCGCTGCCATAGAGGGTGGCGCGGGCCTGCTCCAGCGCCATCACAGTGGCCAGCTCATTCCGAACCATCGTCTCCACATCGATGGACGACTGCAGCATCAGCAGCCGGCTAAAGCGAGTCCAGGCGCTCAGGGTCTTGGCGGTCAGATTGACCTGGCCCACAGTCGGATCGGATTCCGTCGCCTCGCCCTGCTCACCAACCCAGTAAGCTTGTGCGGCACCTGTGGCCTTGGGGATCGCAACCGGACCATTCAGGCCGGAGAGGATGGTGACACCCAGGCCGGTCAAAATGTTCCTCTTGCGCAAAAGCTCGATGAAGCTCCCAGGACGGGCATCCGTGAAGATCAGATCGCCAGCGCTGGCGGCGTTGCCAGCGGTCAGTGCACGCGCCAGCACCTCATTAGGCACCAACAGCCCCTTAGGGGTCATGCCCATACGCTGCGCGGTGGCGTTGCTAACCTCACGCTCGAATCCTGCGGCATCCACAGCAGCGCGATCATTGGGACGCAGCTGAGCACGCATGGCCCGTAGAAAGCTGAACTCCTGCGTTTCCTTCTCGCTGAGGCCGATGTCAGCAGACCGGGCGATCGGCTGCGCACCAGCGGCAGGGGTTGCAGGGGTTGCAGGGGTTGCAGGCTGCTTGGATGCGCGCTGCCTGATGGCAGCGAGAACATCCTTCATGGCGTCGGATTCGGTGGCGCCTCGTTCGATCAGGCCCTGCGCCAGATCGTCGGCGCCGTGCTCGCGACACAGGCCGGTGATAGCAGCGACGCGGGAGCGCTCATCGGCCGCAGCCTGCGCCCGCACCGCCTCGAGGTCGATGGTGGGAGTTTCCATGGGAGGGGTAGTGAATGGCGCGGCCGAGGCCGCGGTGAGTTGAATGGCGCGGCCGAGGCCTACGCCTGGATCCGCTGGAACTGAGACTATGCTGACCTCCAGCGGCTGCCAACGTGTGGCGATAATGCCATCTTGGCCGATCTCACGAATAGGCACGGCATCAAGGATTTCGTAGCCAACGCTCACGTTACGGAGGATTCCGTCGCGCACATCAGCCAACTTCTCGGCAGCAAACGGCGAGCGGCTGAAGCGAGCACGGACCATGCCGCGCTGTTTCGCGGCATCGATCCAGCCACGCTCAACAACGCCTATCACCTGGTCGGGATTGTGATTCCACAGCAGGGGGGCACCGTCATTCAGGCGGCTCAGGTCAATGGCTCCGTCTGCGTGGCTCAATACCTCGCGGCCGAACCATCGTTCTACCGGCATCTCGCTAGAGAAGCTGAACTCAAAGGTTCGCGTCTCCTCCTCCGGCTGATCAGCGTCAGCAGCACGCACCAGCGCCGCCTGATAATCAAGCGGCACCAGCCGTCGTAATGCCCGACTGTTCAGGTCGCGTAGGTCCACCGTGGCCATTGTGGCTGGTCTCAGCATAGCCGATCGTTCCTGTGCATTCTTGATAGTCTCCCCCTTGCTGCTGCTCCATGCCTGGCCTGCATCACCGCCCCATGCTGCCCAGGCCACGCGACCCGGTGACGGGTAGCCATCCTCCCCAGGGCTGAACCCCTCGCCGGCCTT